CATAATAAACTTTATTTCCAGGTTGAGTTGCCATTGCATAATTAACACTTACTGCCAAATCTTTTGTCTGATCGTCATATCCTTCCATTACTAACATTGGTTGTGATGCAACGTGCAAACTATGAATTAGATCAGCTTGTCTTTGAAAATGTGCAAGATTTAAATAAGCAATGTCCAATAAAGGTGGCTTACTTACTAAATTATCTGTTTTACCAGCATAAACAGTTACTAATGGTATTTCACCTAAAGAAAACTCTCCTGATTCTGCAAGTTGAAATTCAGTTTCAGTAGTAGAAGCATCAAATTCTCCTGCATAAGAATTATCTGCAACATCATACATTTCATCAATTTGATCTTTCTTACGAAATACTCTGTATTTTCCTGGTTCAATTACTCTTACTTGATCAAATACTTTCTCACCAAAATCTCCATCAGGTAATACAGCTTTTTCTGCAATCCTAGCCTGTATAAGATTTCCATAATTAGATTCTCTATCTAATCTCCAACCATAAAGATTTGTAGGATCTACTTCGATCCAATATGGTCTACGATTTTGCTGCCTTTCTTCTGCAAGACTTAATGCTCCAGATGGGGCAGGATAATCAACAAGAATATGACTTTGACCATAAGTAAGTGAACACATTAATACTCGTCTTGCATATTCATCTAAATCTGATTTACAACCATCAACATCCATTTTAAACATTTCTGTCCAGTAAGGATCTCCTGTTAAAACAATAGGTTTTCTAAGAACTAAACCTGTAGCTGCTCTTATTAATCTCTGTGTAAATGGACTAAATACTGCACGATTTACTCTAGCCATATACGCTGTATAATCTTCTCTTGGTTCTAATGGTAAAAACGCTTCACTATTTTCTCTGAGATATTCTGTTCCTTCAGTTACAGCCTTCATTATTTCCCAACCTTTCATCATGTCTAGAACTGCTCTAGTGCGAGTAAAAGGACTATCATCACCACCTACTGAAGTGGAGGTAACAATATTTGTTCTAATTTGACCTGGGATTGCGTAAGTCATTAATTAACACCTCCATCGTTTTAATGCTAATGCTTTTCTGGTTGGTTTGCCTTTTTTATCCTTTAATGGACCTGGCATACCACTCATACGAGCACAAAATGATTTTTTTCTAGCTGCTCTTTTACCTGTTGGACTCTTTTCAGTAACAGGTGCTTTTAAGTTGCTACCTGTGGCTCGATTATATTTAGCTCTACCTTTTGCAGTTAATCCACCTTTTTTAGACTTTTCACCTCTACCAACAGATAAACTAACTCCTTTACGTTTAGCCATTATTTACCTACCTTTGCTTGTGCTTTTTTATGAGCAACTGTAAATGAATCTCCTACTCGCATCCGTCTTTTCATAAACTCCATGTGCTTATCAGAATGATGCTCAGAATGTTTATTTAAAAGATTTTTTTGGCGAGTGGTGAGTTTCACTAGACAGCGTTAGTGATTGTTCCGTTAGTTATAAAATTTACTGAAATTGTTTCAAGTTCGCCAACAGTAGAAGATAAACTTGTTCCTGTAATAACTCCGTTAAAACTTACTTTTTTAGCACCAGATGTATCCATAAATAATTCAAACTGAGCATCACCAGGATCTTCAGCAGTTAGAACATCATCAAGAAGGTTTTCAGTTTCATTACTACTAGCTGCTGTATAAATAAAATCAACAGAACCAGAACCAGAAATTAAACCACCAACATTGGCTCTAAATGTACTGCCATGTGATGTGACATCTAATGTGTCTTTTGTTGTATCTAAAGTCCAACCTGTAGTTGCGACTATTGCTTCTGTTGTTCCAGTTCCGTTTTTAAATTTAACAGAGCCTTCTTCGCCTCTAAAGACAGCCATGATTCTAAGAAAAAAGAGTATTTATCAATAGTTTAACTTGTTGTTGACTTTTTTACAGTACCTTTTTCTATTTTTCTCATATATTGTTTACAACGAGGGTCCCAAAGTGCAGGATTACGCTTTCCCTTAACGGCTTCAATAGCATCAAGCATTTCTTCAGTAATTTCAGTCATTTTTTCTTAGTTTTGGTGGATTTTTTGGAGGACTTTTTCTTTTTGCCCTTCCTAACACTAGAAATATACCCTAAACATCTACTCATTGCAGCAGATTTAGCCATTTTAAGTTCTCCTAGTGTTTTTTTTACGCCTATGTTGATATGTTATCTTCTTACTGCTTGTTTTGCTACGTTTAAATCTTGCTTTTTCACTAGCTGTCATTTCTCCTACAGTTTTAGGTGTCTTACTTGAAACACGAGTTTTAGGTCTACAGGCTGGATAACCTCTTTTTTCACCTTTAGTACGACCACAAGGCTTACCAGTTTTAACATCTACCCAGTTCTCTTTAAACCAACGGGTTAGACCACCACTACTTCTTGCCACTTTTTTTCTCCACTCGATAAGTACCACCACGTTTTTTGTACTCTCGTACAAGCCACGCATTAGCATAAGCACTCGGATAAACCTTAAACTTACGTTTGGCTTCTGACTTTACTCTAGAGTATAAAGTTTTATTTACAGGTACATTGGCCACGTTTTTTACCTCCCTTTTTCTTTTTCTTCTTTTTCTTCATCCCTGTATGGTAAGGCATAGTAAGAATTAGGTAGTTCTTAGTATATTCTAAACGCAGTTTGACCTAATGTCTCTGGTTTTGCCAAATTAAACTGCTGTAGACAAAGATAACCAAAAGCATCAAAAGCATGGTCTACACCCAAATTTTTATTAGGTAAACCAGTATTAGGTGCATATGTAAGCGTTCTAAGTGCTTTTATTAATTCTTTACATCTTGGATGAATAAATGTTCTTTGATCTCCATTTGCATCTAACAAAGCAGTATTAACAGCAGTAATCTTATCTCTAATTTTCCAAGGTGATTTAGGACTCATAACAGTAAAACCAGATCTTCTAAGAATTGTATGGTCAGTAACACCAATTCCACTTGTTTTTCTTGCACTACCCGTAGGATCAGGACAAGCAGTAATTCTTCTATCTACCCCGTACCTTCTAACAACCTCCTCCGCAAAATCCCAAGTGGTAGCACCACCTGTAAGCATGATTTCATCAAACACATAGAGGTTATTGTCATGCTTTACCGCACAAATTCCTGCCATCGGGTCTACGTTAAAGTCCAATCCGATTAACAAAGGAAGCATATGTAAATCTTCTACAGTTTTATCAATATTATTATCACTAAAGCTAACAGCTACCAATCCAGTAAGATTCTCAAAACTAGCTTCAAATTCTTGTCTAAATGTTCTCGGATCTAATTGCCCCCTAGCTGCTTCAACTTCCTCTGCCTTAACATTACCCCCTTCTATCGTAGTAAAACTCCACCTTTGCCAATCATCCCACTCCTGCTCGCCACAATAACACCACATATCATAAAACCAACTCGCAGTTCCATCAGGAGTAGAAATAAACAAAGCCCATCCTTGTTTATCAGCTAACGCAGGTCTTATAACTTCAGCCCATACATCTCGGTCCATAAATGCAGCTTCATCCAATACAACACCTGCTAAACTTCTTCCCCTCAATGCCATCGCATTTTCTGTTCCCTTTAACTCAATACTCGACCCATTTATCAAATCTAACCTTAAATCTGTCTCATTCTTAGCTTGCACCCACACTTTTGGCACTAATTTCTTCAACTCTTTCCACGCAATATCCTTTGCCATCCTATAAGTAGGAGCACAATAGAAATATACCTCGCCAGGTCGATTGATAGCTCCCCTAAGCAATTCGATACAGGATAAATATGATTTACCAAACCTTCTTCCAGCAACCAACACCCGAAATCGTTTCTCACTATTGAATACCTCCCCCTGGGCATACCTTAAACTTATATCATTCGCATTTTTTACTGCCATACACTCAAAAATAACAGATTTTTCAACTAATACCCCCTATTTATAGCCTATTACCTCGTTTTTAGGTTATTATTCGATTAATAACCTTAATAGATTGAGTCCGTGGCTTCTTCATTTTTTCCAGAAAAAAAAGTTAATAATCCTTTTACTCAAAAACCTGAACTTCTTGAAAAAAGAAAAAATAGAGTCGTTCCTAGAGGTACTGCTCAACATGTTCTTGAAAGAGCACAACGTCTTTATACAAGACAATTAGAAGGTAAAACTACTCGTTCTCTCGTACTAGAACACGCTTCTATCGAAAAAATCTCTGAAGTAACCGCTTGGACTGATTGGAATAAAGTTAAACAATGGAATAAAGAAGATTGGGAAAAAGATAGAGAAAATATGCTCCCACGCCTACAAGCAATGCGTATCAGACTCTTCAATAAAGCTGTTAAAAAAGGTCAGTTCCAAACTGCTGCTCAAATTCTCGATTCCCTCGGCAAAGTTATAGGTGAATCTGTAGAAACCGTCAATATCCAAGCTCCAGAACTTTCTATAAAAGTTGAATCAAAAAATTAACCAGAATATATTTAAGTTCCCCGTGTATGTATATGTAGTAAAAAAATCTGCAACCACACCCCCCAGTAGCTACAGAATAGAATTTTAGTTAGCTAGATAATTTTCTAATGCTGTAAGCTCTCTCATGCCCTCTACAGATAGACAATACTTAGCTGATACTAATTCATTAATTCTAGCTCTAACAAGTGTTGTAACGTATTTATTTGATGTTTCAGCATCATTTAATTTATTTTGTAAACTTTCAGATAGTTCCAAAGTTTGATAAGTCATAAGTAAGATTTATGTAATTAATAATATTATACCATAATAATATCACAATTTGTTTATGTTAAGAAATAAAAACATTTACTCAATATCTAATTAATAGCATGATGTTAGCATGATATGTGGTACAATTAATCTATATCCTTTATTATTACTCAATTTTTATTATCTCTCATAATCTCAATTATTTTACAATAGTTTTGATCTTAAGAAAATAACTTTTAGGTATTACAAAAGGATACACAAATAAAAATTATCCATTCAAAAAAAAATCTTACAATGAAAAACTTCTTTCTAATGGTTAGTATTTCAGCACTGGGAACACTAGCATTAACAAATAGTTTAACTAGTGGATTAAACAAATCTAGCTTAAATCAATGTACAAACAACAATAGTGATTCAGCATGTAATTATTTAGTTGAACATGGAAGTAGTTATCAAAAAAGAATAGCTACTCAAACGTTATTAGTTCGAGGTTTATAAAATGACAGAGATAAAATTATTTTTATTAGATGCTGAAGTTGCTGAAGTTTTAGAAAATATAGAAAATTTACAATATCTACAAACATTTATAACTTTAAAAAAAGAAATTTTAAAAAGTTACGAATCAAAAAAAGCAATAGAAGAATTAAATTTTATAGATAATTAATTCTTTTAGCCTATCTAGTATTAGGTAGGTTAAAAAAATTAATTTACTAGTTTAAATTAATTTATTAAATCTTACAAAAAAAATTATGAAAACTCAAAAAACATTTTGCAATTCTGACAGATACATATTTGATTATGATATTTGTAATTTTAAAAAAGGATTTGCACAAATAGATACTAATGAAGATGCTAGTTATTTTGGTAACTGGGTTAACTTTAAAAGTTTAGAATTAATCACTTATTGTGAAGGAGATCTTACTATTAACAAATGTGAGAATATAGAAGAATTTAAAAAACAACTTTTTAAAGTTGTTAGTTGGTATAAAAAAAATAAATCTTTTATAGGTATAGATTTAATGCTAAGTGAAGAGATTAAAAAAGATTTTAATAAATTAGATTTAGATAAAAATTACTATTTACATAAATAAAAATATTTTCTTAAAGCTATCTAATTATAGATAGTTTTAAAAAACTATTTTTTAATAGTTTTATTTAAAATCTTACAAAAATTTTATTTTATGGAAAATTTATTAGAACCTAAAGAAGCATTTAATCTTTTTAAAGTGCCTATGCATCTTGAAAATATAGTAACCGCTCTAATGGTTAGTATTATTTCAAACGATAAAAAGAGACAGAGTGAAGCTTTAGAGAGTGCGGAATATTTTGCACTTGATTTAGATTTAAATGATTTAGAAATAGCTAAATCTAAAGTTATAAAGATATTGAATCATATAAGAAAAATAAACGGTTTAGAACCTATGAAAAATAAATAAATGGATTATTCAATTCCTTTTTATTCAGGTGATTTAATGCCTGAAGACTTTGAAAAATGGTTAGATACTCTACCTAAGAAATATACTTATCAAATGAATAGTATTACTAAGGATAGGGGAACATATACCTTTTTTATAGATGATAAAGAATCTTAAAAGAAACTCTTTATTTATTGGTTTAGTAGAAAAATAATACTTACTTAAAGGGATATTTAAAAAATATCCTTTTATGAAAGTATTTTTTATAAATGCTTTTTACAAAAATCTTACAAACAATTAAAAATGAAAAAACTTTTAAAGTTTGGTATTGGTAACACTAAACTAGATAAAGACATAATGCATTTTAGTCTACCTAGTGGATTAACTTGTATTGGTGCTAACTCATGTAAAGCATGGGTAACTATTAAAGATAATAAAAAGCAATTAGTTAGAGGTAAAAATTCTGAATTTACTTGTTTTAGTGCTAGTTTAGAGTTAATTTATCCTAGTTTATATGAATCAACTAGACATAATTTTAAGTTAGTTGATGAATACGTTAAAAAAGATGATTTAAAGGGATTAACTGAATTAATAAATGAGTCATTGCAAGAAAAAAGAACTAAGAAGATAAAAAAAATAAGAATTCATCAAAGTGGGGATTTTTATAATCGTTTATATTTAGAGGCATGGAAGAATGTAGCAGAATTAAATCAAGATTTAATTTTTTATTGTTACAGTAAAGCATTAATATATTTTCCTACTAATAAATCAATACCTAATAACTTTTATTTAACTGCAAGTTATGGCGGTAAATATGATTATTTAATTGATAGAGGATATTTTAAAAGATTTAGTAAAGTTGTATTTAGTGAAGATGAAGCTAAAAAACTAGGTTTAGAAATAGATAAAGATGATAGTTGTTGTTTAAAAAATAAACCATTTGCACTTTTATTGCATGGTATGCAAGAAAAAAACACTAGTAGTAGTGAAGCTTTAAAAGAGATAAAAAGAAATAAAAAATTAGTAAAGGTATAAAAAAATGAAATATAAACAAAGATTTAAAGATATGCCCATAGATACTTCATGGACATATGAAGAAGATCGAGAATGGTTTATTAAAGAATGTAGTAATTTAGCTTATGGCGAAAATACTATAGAGCGTGGTTATTCAATGGAAGAAGTTATTGAAAGATTAAAAGTATTTAGTGATTTTTCTCTTAAGTGGGAAGAGCATAGTGGGGAGGAATCTTGTTAAATGAAAACAATTAAATTATCTAATAAAAAGTTTAAATTATTTAAACAATATTGTGAAGAATGGATAGATGACAGAAATGAATTAATTGATGAATGCATTGATTCTAATGAAATTAATGATTTATCTGAACACATTATGTTTGATATTTATGAATCAATAGAGGAGGTTAAATAATGGTAAGAATAAACCCTAATAGGGATGAATGTTTGGAGACTATTCGAGAATGCATTAAAGGCGAAAAACCTTTAAATGAAATTATCGAATTATGTGCTGAAACTTATCCTAATGTGCATGAACAAACTTTTTATAAATGGTATCACTTAGTAAAAAAAGAGAGTGATATAGAGGCATGGGAAGATAATCAGTTTAATAAAAATCAAGATGAGAGATTAAAAAAAGTTGAATTTAAAAATCAATTGTATGAGGATGCAAAAAGAGATTACTTAAAGGCCAAAACAGAGGATGTAGATCCAAAATTAATTCAATCATTAAGGCAAGAATGTCGATCTTACCTAAAACATTATTAAAACAATCAATGGCTAAATTAGCTAACTAAAAAAAATTATGATTAAAAAAATTCAAATAACACTACTTGTAGAAG